ATAATTTTTGCTTCAAGTCTTGCAGTATCTACCCAATTATCAGATGCAGGTGTAAGTTCAAGAGTTCCATTCCAGAAACTAATTAAGAAAGGAGTAACACTCTCAGTTCTAGTAGCAAAATTTTGCTTAATATATTCAACTTCGGCATAATCAAGTGTTAAAATATCATTTTGTTTTCTAACATTATTTCCTTCAACTACATTAAAGTTTAAGTCTGCAGTTGGATCTGTATCAATAACTGGGCCAAAAATCATATCAACAGAATTGGTATAATGTCTTGGTCTCAGTTCATTATATTTTCTATCAATGGAGTTATTAATTTTGAATGAACTATCTTGTGCTAAGAAATCATTAAAATTATCTACAAAGAATCCAGACTTAAATCTATTCAGTCCTTCACTATCAGCAATAAAAAGATTAGCAGTTTCCTTTTCTAAGAGGGAAAGAGTTGTATAATATTCAAGACTCTTGATTCTATTTTCAAGTTCCTTAATATCTTCCATTCTAAATCTCTTATGCTGCATAAAAGATAATTTTGCATCTCTTGGATCATATAGATATGCAGGAAGATCAATTCTGCAAACTTCAATTGCATCGTTAACAGGATCTGGTCTTTGTGGATTATCCGATGGAGTTCCATATACAACTTGAAACTTTCCATCTTTTGATAAAAATACTCTATCAATTCTTCCTTGATAGTATGAAACATCTGTCAGAATTGCTTCATCAGAGGCCAATACATTTGCTGCAGATTGTCCAGATCCATTAAATGATCTACCTAAGAATTCCAAAGGTGATCTAGACCCTTCAGTCGCAGTATAATTAGAAACTCTTGGTCTAATATCAATAATATCAGAATTTCTGTAGAAATTTATAGTTTTAATTTCATTACCATAATCAAACTGTCTATATGAATTTACAGTTGTTATATCTCCATCATCAGTATTAGAATATGAAGCACTTGAGAAATAAATTTTTATTTGCTTAGATGGGGCAGAAGAGTCATTCTTTCTTTTTACTCTACCATGGGAATAGAAAGTATTTTCTTGACCAGTTTTAAATGTATAATTTGATGATATATTAAAACTAGGAGTTGAGAGAGTCGATACTAATGCAGATGCATTTGATTCTTGGAATTCTACAGTTTCTCCTTCAATAAATGCAATTTCATTTTTGTAGAGGAAGGAAATTAAAGAATCATTTAATTTTTCCGCAACTATAGCAACAGAACCACTTGTTTGTCCAATTAGTTGTTCACCAATCAACAATTCTGCAGTTGTAGTTGACTGAGTATTTAATGATTGAAGAAAAACTTGGGGACAAGATGATGAATTTGTATCAGAAGATTCAAAAATACCATGAATTTCAATAATATCTGGAACATTCAAAGAAATAACTTCATCTTCAACTCTAGTTCCAAAGGGATAATTTCCAAATGTCAGACCATTATTTAAAGTGGTAGAACCAATTCCAGATCCTGCAAGTTTTGATAAATTTACAGTAATAGAATTTACTTTGTTTTTAATTTTTTCTTTTGCCTTTGGTTTTACTTTTCTAAGTGTTGCAATTAAAGTGGCACCAGTGTTATTTGTGCCTAAATTGCGAATTTGTAAAGTGTCTCCATTAGTAGAAATAGTAAATTTATCACCACTCAATGTTTCTGTAGATCCATCAGATCTAATTAAAAGATATCTCTCTTCATCAAAAGGAAGAAAAGTCTCATTATCACTAGATACAACTTGTGTGGATAATTCATTACTTGCAATATTTACAGTAAATGTTTTTCTAATTACTATAGATGCCTCGTCAAGATCTACATTAGAAACATTGACTTTTGATAAAGGAGTGAATAGAGAATTTTCAGATGAAGTTGCTAAGTTTGTTGTAAGAACTTTAAGATCAGTTACATTTAAAGTTGATGATGGCAAAAATCCACTCGAAATTCCTGTAACAGCAGCAACACCCTCTACAGAGATATCAGATGTTCCTACACTAGTAACTCTACCAATAATAGGATCTCCATCTAATCCTGGTGTGGTATCACTGTATTGAATAAGATCATTTTCTTTTACAATATTTCCTGGGAATGATGGGTTTGTACTTCTTATTGTACTTACGCCACTTGAAAGTGGACTTACTGTAGCAATACCAACTACAAATTTACTAGATTGAACTACATCAGCACTGAAAGTATTAATTCCAACTACTCCATTATTTGTTCCATATATTGACTTGACATCAGAAAGACCATGCTCAGTAATAGCAATAGCAATTCTTCCATTTTGAATTCCATTGAAGGTAAGTTTTTCATTTGGTACAAATGTCCCACTGGTCTCATAGACCGTAATTGCCGTTCCAGCAGAAACTGCGTGTCTTAAGAAACCAGTAGCTCCACTATTCTCACCTTTGACAAATGTAGGGATAGATAAAGTATGTGCCTGATTTAATGCAACATCCGTAATTGTTTGAATATCATAGAGAGCAAGGTTCCACTCATTCTCGTTTGCATTAGATGTGCTATATGAACCAGACTCTAATTTGAAGTCATATACTCTTGCAACTCCAACTTCATTTCCTGGGAGAGTTTCTGAACTAGTTCCAACTCTTTGATCTCTCAAACTTACAAAATAAGTATTACCAAGACCAACTGTAGGTGTTCTATAAACCCTATTCAACCTAAGTGTTGGACCTGTGTTATAAATTATATTTTGATTTTCAATAGTTCTTGTCGTTCTTGGTTTATTAACATCCAAGTAAATTGCATTTAATGTTTCAATCTCATAACCCTTAACATATGCTTTTCCTGGAGAAATTTTATAAAGGCTAAGACCATTACTAGGAGTTACTCCACCTGGAGTAAACTGTCCTGCATTGAAAATGCCTCCATTACCAACTCTATCATTTAAAGAGTTTAAAACAGTGACATCAAATGGTTTTACGTAATAATGTCCAGATTCATCAAAAGTCCTTCTAGCAAGAGTATCATTTAAACTATCAAATCCAATACTACCACCAAAAGAAGTTTTTCTAACTTCAGTTTGAAGAACACCATTAATTACTGTGGCAAGCAATATAAAGTTATTATCATCAAAATCATCGAGTGCTTTTTTAAATAAACTTACACTAATTCTAAGTCTATCTGCACCTGGAGCTGCATAATTATTAAATCCTTGAGAATTATCATTTAGAGTTTCATCTAAATCTGCATTTATAATTTCTTCATCTATAAACAGTCCAATCCTATAACTAGGATTATCTGAATATTGATCTAAAATTAAAGTTTCTTTATTTACATTTACAAAATTTCCTCTTATAAAATAAACTCCGTTATCAATTTGGAAAGAAGAACCAATAGCAGAGGCATCAGATTGAATTGTTGATGCTAATGGAGATCCTACAGCAATAATAGTATTTCCAAGAAGACCTGATGTAATTATTTCATTGCATGTAATTTGTTCTCCATCAAAAAATTGTTGTGTTGAATTATTTGATGTACTAGATGATAGATAGTTTATATAAAGAGTAAGATTACCATTTTCAGAATCTTCTGGTTGTAGAATTGAATCAACAAAAGCAGTTACTCCAGATCTTTGTCCAATTATTTTTGTTCCAATTAACTGATCAGCATATGCGGATACAGGAACCCCTTGAAATGCATTCTCTAGTTGAATGCAATAATATGTTTGACTATATCCAGTATTTCCTGGAATTACTTTAGCACCTTCTTTAAAAAAATGTTGTCCAAATCTTTCAATTTGATTTTGTAATATAGATTGAAGAGAGGTTAATTCTCTTGCCTGGATTGGATATCCAGGTTTAAATAATACCTTATGGTAATCATTATTGGAATCAAAATCATCAAAGTAGGGAGCTACATTGAGGTTCGTTTGTTGTGGCATAATTCTTTAGAACTGCAAAATAACTTTTATGTCTTCCTTTTGATTTGACGATCTTGTTATAGATGGTCTATTATCAACGTAGATTATATTTCCAGAATGTTTCTTAACTTCTGGATTGGCAACACCATTTGTAAAGGTTTGGCCAAGATAGTATGTACGATTATTTATTACTGTAGATATACCTGTAAAAGAATTATCAATAGTAAGATTTAAACCACTTGTTGGTATAATTGTCAATGCTCCACCAGTTCCGGGCGATGATGTAAACTCATTGAGGTTAAATCCATATTGAGGTTGAGTTTGTGCAGTACCCACAGTATTGAATCCTACTAGAGATCTATCTTGCCAGTACTTAAGAACACCAGTATTTTGATCGTAACTTACAACTCTACCAGCAGCTGTTGTTCCTGTTGATATTGTTTGGGTAAAATAAGAGTCTGCGGTAAATGTAGCAGTGCTATATCCAGTTCCTGCTAACCTAAGTGCTCCAAGAGCACTTACTTTATCTGCGGATAATAAACTTGTTGATCCAAACTGTTGTGGATTTTCTACAACTCCAACTCTAGCAATTTGATTTCCAGTTATAAAATCTGGATTGTTATTATCATTTTCAATTCTAGAATAAAGAAGAATATTGTAAGCTCCAAGTTCTCTATAAATGTCTGCACCATGTCCACCTTGAGGAGAGATAATAACATTAAATTCAGGTCTTGTTGTTCCTGTTGGAACTCCACCAGCTACAATATCAACACTACCATAAGTATAACCAGATCCTTGATTTGAAATAGTTATTGAACCAACTTGTTGATTACTATCAATAGTTATTGTACACTCTGCATTGGAACCATCACCTCTAATTGGGACAGAAGTATAAATGGAATTTGCTGTTCCTAAACCAACACCTCTGTTAATGATAGTTGCGATCTTAATAGACCCATCAACAGCATTATCTCTAACTGGTGCATTATCTGTTGATGTTTGCCAATCAGTTGGAACTGGCATATATTCAGTAGATTCAAATTTTACAATATCACTTGGTTTGATAGTATATAGATATTTCCAAATATATCCATCACCACTAGTTCCTGCTGATCTTGGTTCTAAGTCAGTAAAAGTTGGTTCATCAAGAGAGGGTTTTCCTGATGAAGTATCTGGGTCTATTCCATTTTGAAGACAAATATATACCCTAAAATCACTATTCATAACAAAGTAATTTGCCAGGTATAATGAAGTTGATCCAGAAACTACAGCAGTATTTAATCTACTATAATCATGACGATACATATCATAAGTTGTTCCTGAAGACCAAACTCTTTTTGGTACGACTTGTTTTGCATCAGAAGTATTGATTTTTTTCAACGCAACCATTGTATCCCAATAGTCATTTTCTTGATCAAAATTATCTCTTGGTGAAGGAGGACTATTATCCCAATCTTGTTGATAATCCTCAGGATTAGTTAATCCAATAAAAGAATAATATGAATTGCTAGCATTAGAAACACCGGCAATAAAATTACCAGCATTTAATATTCTAATTTGATCAGTTATAATGGCGGCCATTTGACGGACTTTTTTTCTTTATTTATTAGAGATTAAACAATGTAATTTTTAAATTTCAAGGAGTTTGATCTTGTAACCATTGTTGAAGTAGAAATTCCACTTCCTTCAGTAATACCAATACCAGATCCAGTATATGCGGTATATGAATTTAATCCAGATCTTGTTTTCAGGTCAATTCTACCCCAACTAAATGATCCAAAGAAATCAGAAGTAGTTATACCAGAAAAACTATAATTAAATTGATCAACTTTAGCAAATACTCTACGAACCTGTGTAGAGATTCCAGATACACTTGTAGAAATAGACACTACACTAGCAACTTCATAAACATTATCTGCAAATGATACCCCAACACCAACAGTATTATTTGATGAATCCAAAGATTTTACTGAGGTTGATCCAGATCCAACATTAGAATTTTTAATAATAAAGTAATCATCAACATTAATAGAACTCATTGTTAGTGCAGTTCCAGCAATAGATGAATCCCTCATGAATGAATCATATGGAATATGAATATCAAAAATTAATTGTGTTCCAATTCCAACTGTTGTGGTTCCAAATCCAACAATAACACCATTATCTCCGGAATAAGTGTTAACACTTACTTCTTCCTCTATGTGTGTTGGAGGAGCAATCAAAACTGGTGGAGCACTTGTATTTGTATATCCAGTTCCCACATTAGATAAAGTAACAGATGTAACAACTCCTGCTGTTATAGATGCTACTGCTGTTGCTGTTGTTCCTAGTCCAACAGACTGTGATGTGCTTCCAATTGTTACTACTGGAGCAATTGTGTATCCAGATCCACCATTGGAGATAGAAATAGAAGATATAGTTCCTAATCCAGAAACTATTGCAGTTGCAGCTGCACTTATTTTTGATTCTTGCGGTATAAATTTAATTTTATTTTGGAATGTTAAATTAAGTTCACTTTCATTTTTTGAATTAAAAATAGGTCTTAGATTGTCAACATAAACTGCAGTAGAACCAACACCAACAGATTTAATAATATATGCACTTGGATTAATAACTGGTTCATATAATTCTCTATCTTTACCAACTGCCGTTTGATTTATGAATAGATCCTCAGTTTGTTTACACCAAACGACTGGTCTTTCTAAAGTAACATCATTAGTATTTCCAGGTCCAAAATATGGATTAGTTCCAACTAAGTTTGTAGATTTTATTTGATCGACAACTCTTTCATCTTCTTGCAGAGAAAATGTTTGATTAATAGAAGGATCATGGTTAATTTGAAGAGTATCTCCTTTCTTTACAGTTTCAGTAGTATCTACAAAGATCACATCAGTATCTCCAGTTCCCCTATAGAATATAATTTTAACTTTATCTCCCAATTTAATAGATTCTGCAAATTTTACAATACTTCCACCATTGAATATATAACCTTCTCCCGGAACTTGAAGTATATCATTTACAAATATAAGAAGAACATCTTGAACGTTAATTTTAGAACCTTTATTAGCAACAATAGAAACTGAATCACCTAATATAGAAAGTGGGAAGTCTTTTCTAGTTCCATCAATAAATTCATCAATATTATCCAAAACTTGAAGTTGACCAACAGACCATCCTGAAAAACTATCATTAAAAATTTCATCTATTGTTATTTGGAATTCATTTGAAGTAGAGAATGATGATGTTGTTGGTATTCCTGTAGTTCCACCAACTGGAATCGTTAGAATTTCACCATTTCCAAATCCATATCCTGTATTTTTAATTATAAAGTCGATAATACTAGATCCTTGACCAACAACAATATCTACTACGGCACTTGTTCCAACACCGACAGTACTTGATGATGAATATTGCAAATCTATATCTGAATAACCTAACGGATCATCAAATACAACAAACGGTTGATTTGTTGAAGTATATCCAGATCCAGGATTTGTAATTGCAACACTTACAATATTGCCACCACTAATTGCAGCAGTTCCAATAAACTCAATATTTCCATTTCCAGTGCTAGATGTTCCAACACCAACGTTTACAGTGGTTTGAATTCCAGATCTATATCCAGAACCACTATTTCCAATACTAATTGATGATATTGTTCCTAAACCTGAAACAATTGCAGTTCCTCCAGCAGAAATTAATGGTTGATAACCAAGTCCCTCTATTGATGCAACGGAAACAATAATTCCTCCTTTAGGGAAATTAGAAATTCCAACATCAGGTCCAAGTGGAGTTGTATTTGTTCCTTGGAATGTAATTGATGAAATTCCAGAAGCTTCTGAAATTACATATTGATTTGATATTCCAGGAGTTTGAAATACACTATTTACAAGAATAATTCCATTGTTCGTAGAAAAACCAGTAATATTAGATTTATTTTTCTCTAATGTAAATTCACTCTTAATTGCATTAAATTGATCAGAGATATCATCAAAAATGTAATTTGTAGAATAAGATTCCACAGAACTATTTGGTACTCCAGATCTCATAAAATTTCTACCTTGAAAACTAGATCCAGTTGTTATTCCAGTCCAATCTCTTTCATCTGGTGGATTTGTTGTAGAACCAATAGGAACATTACCATAAGGTGCCTCAACAAAATTAAGTATATTATCAACAATATTATAGTTTCCTGAAATTTTAGTGACTAAAGTTCCTGTTCCGTATCCAGACACTACAGTTCCTAACCAAGGTCTACGAACTCTAATTGTATTTGTACTACCAATTCCCACACCTTCTATTTTCATTATTTCAGACCCAATTCGTATTAAGTCCGATCCAAAGAATGATGTTATTCCACTAAATTTAATCAAAGTATCAACGTCTCTGACCTGATTAGCAAGAGTAGTTGTTATTGCTGTAGATACGATTGGTGATTGTATAACATTATCAAGAAGAATAATACATTTTGCATTTTGATTTATTGATATGAATCTGTGCAAAGTTCCAACACCAACACTTGTAAGTTCTACAACTTCTGGTATTGTTTTGAGTGCATTTTCTGGACTTGTTGCAATTCCAATTAAATTGTCATCAATCTTTACTACATATAGATTTTCATCTGGCAGGAAAGTTGTATTTGCAGCACCAACAAAACTTGTTGCAGCAATTCCAATGGCAGAAGAAACAGTACCACCATGATTGTATCTAATTTTTTCACCACTTACAAAGAAGTGATTTGGAATTTTAATAGAATTATCCGTTGTGCTAATAATACCACTATTATTACCTAAGAAATATCTTTCAAAGATTGGTTCATTTTTATGAGTTAATTCAAACTCTCTCTTAATATCAGAATTTGATCCAATATACTCACTAAGAGAATCTCCAATAAATGCATTGGCAAATGTCACTGCAGATCCTACACTTGTGTCTTCAGTTACAGTTAATGCATTCATATAAACATTAACAACAGAATTGATACTTGGATTTGGAGTAAACAATAGAGAAACTTTTCCATCTGCAGATACTTTTGAACCAAATGTTCCTAGACCAGCAGATGTCTCAATATTTGCATATTCAGTCATATAAACTTCATTAGTTCCTGATGCATCAACATAATCATCAACTAAAACAATTTCAGACAATTGAACATTAGAATTAGTTGTATCTGTAACTTGTGCTATAAAGTGTGCTGCATCATATTGATTTGAATATTCCGCAACAGTGTTAATTCCGGGAGATCCTGATGCAGAAATACTAGTTGTTCTTCCTTCAAGTCTAGATCTTGACAAATCAAGTGTACCAATTCCACTGAATGTATCACTTGAAAGACCAACTGTAATAGTGTTAACAGATCCTGTTGTTGCAATTCCCACAGCAGTCGGAATAAAGTCAACTTTTAAAGATGAACCGTCAATATACGCATGATATGTTCCAAAACCAGTATCAGAATATTCGGAAAGTCCTGTT